CGACATCTTTGGGATCCTTTATTCCAGACCAAAGAACCGTTCCATTCTCGAAAAACTGGTATGTCCACTTGGGTTTCTTCAGTTTCAGAATCACGGCAGGGACGCCGCCAACCCCAGTCTCTTTTCCACTGGCGCGAACAGAGTCGAGTATACTCTCCGGAAGTGTCCGGAGCCATTGCACGAGTTCCTTGAGTTCAAAGTGTCTGTTCACATTGAACATACCGTCAATCTTTTTGTACGTTGGTGGTGCTTTCAAAAGAAGCTTGGGTGCCCATCCGCTCTTGACAATGGCAAAGAGCGCCTGTTCGTGATTTCCCGCGCCAAGCACGTCGAACCCTTTATCGGACAAGACGATTGTGACAGCGCGGTACTTGGCTACAAGTTTCGTCACGCCGGCCTCGTCACCGAGCCAACGTTTTGACGCAGAGTCCCATCGTATGACCGGACTCTGGCCTTTGTACCCAACAATCTCCGAGAACCCCTTGGGTTCGGACGCAAACACAAGGCGCCAGTTGGTCGGTAATTTGAAAGACGCAATCTTGGCCGTAATCACAGACTTTGACAGCTTATATGTACGCTGGTTATTTGTAAAGATAAGCTTCCGCCGGAACATCTCCTGGATCTTTCGGGCGGCTGCTGCTTGATTCATTCTGATATTATACAATTTTAATTTTCTACAAAGTCAACCCCAAAGATGAACGGTTGTGAAGAGTACGAATTTCCATTCCAAATTCGAGACTCGGTCCGGACCTCTATCTCGCGCGAACTGAACGGTCCCGCGTAAAAGTCCTGGTTGAACTTGAACGTCCCGAGCATATTCTCTTTGCAGTGCTGATTGAACCGCTCCACGAAGATGCGTTGGGGCACACACAGGTCCTTGCCAAACCGCACCTTCTCCGAACACAGCAAGTGCTGGAGCGCGTTTGTGACTGTCGCAATCTGGTTCTGGATCTGCTTGAAGTACCCGGGCAGAATGTTCCAGATATCCTTGTCAGCATACTTGTGTGCATAGTCCAGGTAGGCCCGGAGACACTTGCACAAAATCGCAGGCAACTCAAGCTCGAGCTTCTCGTCCAGGTGCGGATCTGCCACGTCAGGCGCAATCTGTCGACCAAAGTTGACCGTTGCCAAACGACGCAGAATCGACCCAGAGTTGTCCTTCCAGTTGGGCACCTCGTTGCCACCCAGGATCCCAGGCGTCTTCCACTGAATGCTAATCGCCGACTCGCACTTGCGTGCTACAGAGACATCCTCACCAGACACGAGCGACTGAAACTCGGCTTGCTCGAGCTGCAAGTCACCCTTAATCTCGGGACTAATGAACATGAACCCCTTGTAAATGCTCGAAAGACCAAACTTCTTCTCGATATTGTTTGACAAGGTTGACACGTCTTCACACTCGTAAAACTTGCGCGCCACCTTGGTAATCAACGTGGACTTTCCCGATTGCGCAATACCTTTGAGAAACGGAATGATTTGCCAGCCGTCAAGCTCGTTGACGTCATAACACAAACGGCCCATGAAGACGTAGATCCAGCGACACACGGACTCGTCGAACCTCTGGTAGTCCAGAACCTTCTGAAAGTTGGGTGTTGAGATGTGATACCAATCCTCCACGTCATGACACGGGTCAAACGGCAAGTCAAAGTACTTGCACGACACGAGCTCCGGGTCCAATTCGTGAAACTCACGTGACGTATACTCGTAAAACGTAAACTGGCGAGCGCCCGTCTCGGGATCGCGATTCTCGTCAATAGGACGCGCATCCAACAAACCATTTGCAAATGACCACACGTGCCTGTCCTTTTTGATTTCAGAAAACTGGATGTCTTTGCAGTTCGTCAAGTGCCGAATGACATCATTGGCCATGCCGCCACGGTTCGTCAAGTTCATCCACATCTCGGCGTTATCCTCCTTCTGGGTCTCATCATACACAAAGTCCTTGATCTCCTTGACTGGCTTCCAGGCGCGCGTGTTCCGAATCTCTTTGCAACACTGATCCTTGTATCGTCGGTACCCGTGCTTGTATGCCTGCTTGAGGAGGTAAATGAGCAAGTTCTGGTACGGACTGGTCGATTCACCGATATCAAAGTCCACGTCAGGATTCTCGATCAGGGGCTGGTTGAACATCTTGTACTCGGCATCATTTTCGATAAACTTGGTGACGACCTTTTTGTAACACTCGCGGAACCGCTTGATTCGACGCTCGAAACTCATCTTATCTCCATTAATATCTTCCGTCTCGGACTTGGAAATTTCCAAAAGCTCGGCACGGGCGAGCATGTAGCCGCAAATGTTCACTGTGATGCGCTTCTTCTCGAGCATGCGCTCGAGATCCTCCTTGTCGATATCGATCGGAAGACCATACTCGTCCCGACGGGGACTTGCTGGAAGCCACTTGGTTGCCAACTTAGCGTAAATCTCTTGACGTCTGTCTGTATTTTGCAAATTTAGGAACAAATTTCGCTCACAGTCATTCAGCTTGTTGTGCAAATCATCAGCAGTCCACGAGTTGATTTCCTTCTGGTAGACACTTCCATCTGGAACTGGAGCCGCCTTCTTTTGTGTGGACGCCTTAGACATTGATGAAATAACGCGAGACTTTTTTAAGCGCCCTTTCAGGCATCAGACGCGGGGGCCGACACGGGAACCATCTTGTTCAACGCAGCTGCAATCTTGACCAGAACCTTGTTCTGCATTTCCATGTTCAACGCAATCTTCTCGGCAGCATCCTTCAGACCAACCAGGGCGGTTGCGATGGTCTCACCGTCCTCCGTCGCAAGCAGACTCCCCAGCGCCTCGAACATATCCATACCCTCATCAAACTCCTCCATCTCCTCATCCTCCTCATCCTCCTCAATCTCCTCGGGCTCCTGCTGAACAATTTTGGGTGGGGGTGCACGTGGCCGAGACATTTGTATTATTCTTGTAGGAAAAAGGTCTTGAATATTTTCGCAGTTGATAGTAAATGCCTGGTGGCGCTCTTATGCAACTTGTCGCCTACGGCGCGTCCGATGTGTACCTGACCGGTGATCCCAAGGTGACCTTTTTCCAGACGGCATACAAGCGTCACACCAATTTTGCTATGGAAACCGTGCAGCAGACCGTGGCCGGTGCCCTGACCCCGGGTGGTCTGACCTCCGTGACCCTGTCCCGCTCAGGCGACCTGGTCGGTGATATGTTCGTGGTCCTTCAGCCAACTCCTACAAACACGTCCAACTTGACAACGAATAATAGCGTTGCCGATATGGCATGGGTCGCCGAACGTGCTTTTTCGTCCGTTGAGGTCTTTATTGGCGGCCAGTCCATCGATAAGCACTATCAGCTGTGGTACCGTCTATACGCCGAGGTGTTCTTGAATGACACGAAGAAGCAGAATTATGGAAAGCTGACCTCGTGCCCATCTCCGTCCAACTCCATCACCTCTCCAAGCTATGTGTACCTGCCCCTGATGTTCTGGTTCAATCGCAACCCGGGTCTGTACCTGCCCCTGATCTCTCTCCAGTACCATGAGGTCCGGATTGACTTTAGCATCAGCCCCCAGTACGCCAGTTATTTTGGCACGAACCCTTTTGCCGTGTGGGCAAACTACGTGTACCTGGACACGACCGAGCGCGACACCTTTGCCAAGAAGCCCTCAGAGTACCTGATTGAGCAGGTCCAGCACGTGAATGCTGATCCAGTCGGCTCGACCAACGAGAACACACCAAGTGTGATCCGTATGCAGTATAACCACCCCGTCAAGGAGCTCGTGTGGTGTTACCAGAATCCCGCCCCGTCCTCGAACCCTAATTCTATGTGGAATTTCTCTTCTAGCACCTCAAACGTGAACGTGACCGTGGACCCGTCCAAGCTTGCAGGGTCCCTTGCTCCATTCTCCCCGGCGCACGTGGGTGCTCCAGCCCTGTATGTTCCATCTCCTTTTTCGACCCCTCTGTACGTGAACGCCGCAAGCAACGTCACGTCTGGCAACACCATCTCAGTTCAGTCGAACGTTCTGTCTGGAAACGTCTTCTGGGTCGAGTCTGGTATCCCGATTGCATCAAGCAATGCGGCGTTCGGCCAGGAGGTTGGGCCTCTTCATCAGGCGAAGATCATTCTGAACGGTACGGACCGGTTCGTGCCTCAGTATGGAAAATACTTTAACCAGTACCAGCCGTACCAGTACCATTCGGGCATTCCGTACCCGGGAATCTACGTGTATTCGTTCGCCCTCAAGCCCGAGGAGCTGCAGCCAAGTGGTACGTGCAACTTTAGCCGCATCGACATGGCCCAAATTGCCGTGAACCTGAAGACTGGTATGCCTTCCCTGAACCAGCAGATGTTCGCCGTCAACTATAACATCCTTCGTATCCAATCGGGTCTCGGCGGTGTTGCGTTCGCCAACTAAAGAAATATAGGGTCTTCATAGTAGTGCATGCCCTTTGTGTATTCTATAAAATGTAAACTCGAACCCTATAGGGAGTACATAGGTCAGACATCTCAGGACGACTTTCAAGTCCGACTGAACGGTCACATTTCAGATGTGAATAACGGACGCAAGAGGCATTTGTACAACGCGATCCGGCTCTATGGGTGGGACCAATTTACGATCGAAATTCTTTACAGTTTTCCAAAAGAAGGAAACTGGAAAGAACGTCTCGATGAGTTGGAGATTCAGGAGATTTCTCGTCGTGGAACACTTGCACCGAACGGGTACAACAATGAGACGGGTGGGAACAGGAACAAAGTGCTTCACGAAGACACGAAAGAGTTGATGAGTTCTGTGAGATCAGGTGAACGACACTTTATGTTTGGAAAGCACCATTCAGAAGATGCCCGTGAACTCTTGAAAGAGGCGAATGTCAAGGCGGTTCAACAATGGTCAAAAGACGGAAATGAACTTCTCAGGACGTTCCAGTCGGTCGAGGAGGCTGCCCGACAAACCTCTCTGGACGCGAGTCATATTACAAAAGTGTGTAACGGAAAGCGTCAGACAACGGGCGGGTTTCAATGGAAGTTTGTGAACCCCGAGGACGTTGAAACCAAAACTTTGCTCAAGTTCTCCAAGGTCCAGCAGTGGTCGTTTGATGGGAAGACGTTTATACAGGAGTTTGATACTATTAGGGAAGCTTCGGACAAAACTCATACAGACCGTTCACATATAGGGAGATGTTGTAAAGGAAAGGGGCGGTCCGCGGGCGGGTTTAAATGGAAAATCGTCTAAATTTTTTTCTTGGGTACTAGTACCAAGTGATCATGGCGGGCGGTTTGATGCAACTCGTTGCTTACGGTGCGCAGGATGTGTACCTGACGGGCCAGCCCAAGGTGACCTTTTTCCAGGCTGTGTACAAGCGCCACACCAACTTTGCGATGGAGAACATTCAGCAGACGGTGAACGGCACCCCCTCCAACGGTGGCCGCGTGTCCGTGACCATTGCCCGCAACGGCGATCTGGTCGGCGACATGTACATCCGCCTGCAGCCCACTCAGCTGAACGCTTCTAACCTGACCTCGACCAACGCCAACTTCGATATGAACTGGGTGGCCGAGCGCTCGATCGCCGATATTGAGCTGACCATCGGTGGTCAGCGCATTGACAAGCACTACCAGACCTGGTGGCGCCTGTACGCCGAGCTGTTCCTCTCCGAGAGCGAGAAGATCAACTACGGCAAG